TACACGACGCTCTTCCGATCTGTAGGGAGCAAAACGCCTTGCAGAAAATGCCCCGCCCCGTAGTTATGCCCTAGGGGGTCTAGGTGTCTAGTACTGGACTGGTCTGTTGCCGCGACTGCGGTTGCAGAGTCGATGAGTTGGTAGAAGTTGAGAGTTTGCATCCCCAGGGGTCACGTGGTCTATGTCTATGTCCTGGTCAATTCGAATTTCTTTTTTGCATAAGTAACACATGAACCCATACGCCCGCACGTATTCAATAATTTCTTTACGCTTGCGACGGTAGTCGCTGTTGTATAGGGCAGCCTTCTTAGCCTTGCGCTCTGGGTCTTGCGATCGTTTGATTTCTTTTGCTTGTGAAAGTTCTTTGCTATGAGTTAGGCAGTAGGTAGCACCAATCTCTGTAGGCTCACCGCACCGGAGGCATGGTCTCCGGAACTTACCCGCCACGTATAACCTGCCTGAATGCTTCCCCTACTACATCCCATGAAATTGATTTAGCGAATGCCAGGTTCTTTTCTGATTCCTTCCGCCAGTCAAGTTGCGTCAGCTTAGGGTCGTTGAGTTTGCGTAGTGCGTGCAGCACCTCGCCCTCGGTGTTGGCTTGTATGGCAGTCGGGTAACCGCGAGCGCCGACCTTAGTTGCGATGACCGGTAAGCCGTAAGCCATAGCCCTAGCGTTCTTGAGGGATGTTCCGCTGCCTTGTCTAACTAGATTGACGAATGCGTAAGCGTTGCGGAAGTAGTGATCCTTTTGTTCCTCTGTCACCGCGCCTACTATCTCGACGTTCTCTGAGTCGGTCTTGACTAGAGAAGCGCATGGGCCGAGTAGTTGGATGGTGTAGCCGTCGAGCACTGGAGCGAGGTTAGCTAGGTCTTGTGCTGCCTTGATGTTAGGGCCGTAGATTGAGCCGATAAAGACTAGGTTCTTTGTTTTGCCTTCACTCACCTTCGCCGGTAGGTCAGTGCCGTTAGGGATGTAGTGCATCGGTGTCTCGACCTGGTAGACCTTCTTGAGTATCACCGCATCGACCTCAGAGCAAACCGTTATCTTCGCGGCCTTAGTGATGGCCTCTCTCTCTAGTGTCTCGACTAAGTGAGCGTCATAACTATTGGGCCAGCGCGTGCTAGTGAGGTAGGACTCGGCATTGTGAGCGTCATAGACGAACGGGATGTCACCTACGAACGGCACTAGCCAGGGATGTTCGAGAACAATTAGGTCTGGTTTTTCCTCCGCGATTGCAGCCTTTAGCTTCTTTAGGTTGTTGCGGACGAGCACCGGCATTGGGTCGTAAGTCATAACGCCGAGCTTCAGTAGCTTCTGCGACTGCTCTACGGCTTCTGGGTCTGCCGAGATGAGGCGATACTTCATGCCCTCGATCTGGCGTTCCTCATCTACGCCTTGCCAGTTGAGCGCGATGGTTGTGATGTCACCTAAGCGAGTGAGTAAGTTGTAGCAGCGCTCTGCGCCTCCAAAGCTGGGAGGGTCGATGCCGAACGGTACTAAAGCGACGATCTTCATTTGTTGTCCGTTGAGTAGAAGCCTGAGCCTTTAAATGAGACGTAAGGCGTGCCGTAGTCCCTACGCATGTCTAGCTTGCACTTTGAGCAGTAGGGGATTGATAGTTCTTTATCTATTCCGGTCACGAGAGTTGCACGCGCCTCGCAGGTGCTGCACTTGTAGTCGTAGATGGGCATCAGAATAGCTTTTCCTTTTCTTCTTCGGCCTGCTCCGCTCGCATTTGTTCAGCGTGCTTCAGCCTGCCCTCAATGATGGGAATGTAGTCCTCGGTTAGTTCAATCCCGATGAAGTCAAAGCCCTCAAGGATTGCTGCCTTGCCTGTCGAGCCTGAGCCTGTAAACGGATCTAGGACTGTCCCGCCTGGTGGCGTGACGAGCTTGACTAGGTAACGCATTAGGGCAGTTGGCTTGACTGTTGGGTGGAAGTTCTGCCTTGCCTGATTAGTTCGATTGCGTGGGTTGTCTCCGCCAATGCCATCATCTTTCTCACGATCAGAATGACGCTGCGGTTCTAGCTCCTCTAGCCCTTCGTTCCTGTCACGCTTTGAGGCTTTTGCTACATAGAAGAAGCGAGATGCTCCGCCTGTATCGCCATAACCGCTAGGAACGCTTGAGTTGGTTGCAGATGTGCCAGAAATAAAAGAATCCTTTGTTTTTCTTTTGTTCTGGTCTCCGCCTTGTGACTTACTCACTCCGCTCTGCTCGTCTAGTAGTTCTGCTGTGTAGGGGTCAAGGATTACATTTGCAGGCCAGCGACCGCCCTCTTTATACATGGAAACGACATCACCAGGCCTAGCACCGCCAAACTGTATGGGGTTCTCTGAGTGTTGCCTTTGAGGTGGGTAATTTTTTTCTTTGTCTGTCAAGTTGTTTATTCTGCTTGCATCTATGTTCAGCCCGCCTGTTCCGTAGGTTAGGACATTCTCGACAACTGTTCCGATTAGCGGTTTGCGAGCCATAACTACTGGTTCGACTGTTGGCTTGAGTGCTGTTCCCCATCCCTTCCAATCGCCGTCAAGATTGTGTGACTTAGGGAAAGTCTTGTTGCTAATCCAAGCAATCATGTCTCTAATTTCAAACCCTGCATCTTCGATTGCAACAACCATCCGGTGATAGGTGCGTGAGCCTGAGAAAGCGAGCAAGTGTCCCCCAGGTTTGAGAACTCTTAGGCACTCACGCCATAGTTCGGTGCTGTAAGCAATCCCCGATGAGTCCCACTTCTTCCCCAGAAAGCCCAGCTCATACGGTGGATCGGTGACGATTGAATCAACCGAGTTGTCAGGCAAGGTCGGGAGAACATCTAGGTTTGAGCCTATGTGCACCTGCCAGTTATCGCCGGTGATCATAGTTTGTAGACCGTTCCGGTGAAGTCCACGCCCTTCTCCAGCGTGAAAGTCGCTAAGCCTGGCACTGAGTCCTCGCCGGTGACCTTTTTCCACCAGCCTGAGCCATTGTCCATCGTTGGAGCCATGACTAGGAAGCGAGAAGTGCCGCGAGGCGTTGAACCCATCTCTGTAACCCGAAGGTGATGCCAGTGCCCGTGAACTAAGACCGTAGCGTCTGCAACGGGTTGCCTACCGAATGCTTGGCCTCGCCACCAGGTTGCCATTTGATCGGGACGGCGTGCTTGATGCCCGTGTACTACTCCGAGGATGTGGAAGCCGTCATCGAATACGTCTATGGCTAGTGACTCGTCGTGTTCTTGCGGTTCTAGGAATCGAATGTTTAGTTCTTTTTCCTTCGCGAGCCGTGCGAGTTGTCGCCCTATGAACACGCCCCAGTCGTCGGTGGCCTTGCCTATCACCTGTTTTCCGATGCGGAACTGGCAGTGATTGGAACCGACGGATGCGTAGGTTATGTTTGGGACGCGCTCATAGAGCAACCTTAGAGTCTCCCATGCGAAGGTAGTTGCAAGGTCTACCTGCTCCATGAGAGACAAGTCGTTAGTCGCGAGTTGCTGTAGGTCTTGTGCGTTGTAGAACGACTCGATAGTGTCGCCTAAGTCAGCAAAGATTATCTGCTGCGGTCGCTCGCGCTTTACTAGGTCAAGTAGGCGCGTTTGCATTAGAGCCACGCGATCAATAAGGCTTTGGCTATTGCCTCGGTAATCGACCTTCCCGACCTGCAAGTCTGACCAGAGAACAACTAGAGCCTTTTCCTGCGTGCTAGTGACCTTCGGAGCCTTGACTTTCTTTTTCGCCTCCGCCATAAGTAGCGGGAGGTCGATGCCGGCAGTCTTGCGCCTAAACGTGAACCGATACGAGGTGAGCCACTCTCCGCCTTCGCGTTGCTGCCAACGTGAGGTTCTGACCGGAGGAATGATGTCGATTTCCTCTGGGTTCAGCCCTGCGTCGATTAGGAACTCGTCGAAGTTCTGCGGTTCGGATTCGTAACCTGGCGTTGTTGCCGTGCCCTCTGTGCCGTCGAACTCGACACCTGGACGGAAGTTAGCCGGTGCAGTCACCTTCGGTGCTGGCTTTAGGTTTTCTAGCATCTAATCAAGCCTACTTGCACGGGCACTCGCGCCGCCTATGGCGCAGGATTGTCGTGTCGCTTATTGAGACGCCTCGCTCCCGTAGTTGGCGTGCAAGTGCTTTAGCGGGCCAGGTGAGATCGGAGGTCGCTGCCAGAAGGACTTTGCGGTCGTCTGGCTCTAGCGATTCTGCAATGTGGGCTACCTTGCAGTAACCGGTGTTTGGTAATGGCTTGCTCAGTCCTTCTAACATGACTCCCCTTAGATTGTGATGTCGTTTTCGTCCGCGATCAATGTTTGCACGATTTGGATTAGGTGCGGATTGTTTCCCGCTCCGAGTGTCGCTTTGGCCGAGATGTATCGGGCCAAATCCCTTCGGATGCTGTTGAAGTCCTCAGACCAGATGAGGTTGTCATCGTCGAGCAGTCCGGCAGCTTGCTTGAAATCTGCGTAGAGCTGTTCGTTAGTCCTCTTGCGTAAAGATTTTCGCATAGTGCCCCTTGTCGTATTCGTCGATGTAGTCGTTTAGGTCATCGAGGTAGACATAGTCGCCGTTATCTTTGTTCATGCTGGCTTCTTTGGCTAGTCGAAGGATGGCAAGGCGTTCGTCTTTTCTGCCTTGCTGATAGCTGATTATGCTACTGCGTGCGATTAGGTCGTTTAGGTCACTCATGGTCTACCTCGTCTAAGTGTCTGATTGGGTCGAGCGGGACGTTGATGCCGAGGTCGCGCTCGTGCTTTAGGTGGTTATCTAGGTCGCGGATTCGGTTGATGCGGAATCCTGACCAACGGCGATCGTCAGTCTCGACAATCGGTGCAGCAATCAAGCCCATCTGTTTGAACCGCTCGACGGCTTTCGGTGACCGGTTGAGTTGTCGCACCTGGTACTGGATGCCGAGCTTGTCAAACTCGCGCTTAGTCTGGTTGCACTGCACGCAGTTCGGCAGCTCCCAGACGGTTATCTTCATCATGGCTTGAACCTTAGGTAGATGTCAGCATGACCGTTGGGACTTACGTTGCGAATTTTCATTTCTATCATCCAATCTTTCGCGTAAGTATTGAGAGCACGAGAGAACGAAACGCGACTAGCTCGTCCGTAGAACAACCATTGACCAGGATTGCCGGTCAGTGCGTCTAGTAACGTCTTGTCGATTATGCGACTCTTTTGCCTGTTTTGCTTAGGCACTTCTCCAACAAAGTATTGAGCGATCATAGGAACATCGCTCCGGTCTGCTCTTTGATTTCCTTTCGCGCATCCTTGAGGATGTCTACGGCTTTTTCATAACCTAGCTTTTGGGTCTTGGTTAGATCCTGGCGTTCACGCTTTAGCTCGACGTTGAACGAGATCTTGCGTGTTGCGAAGGTTGCGCCTTCACGGATGCCCATCTGAAATGCCTCGTCCATCTCGTACTTGAACACCTTGTCGGCTATTTGATACTTGACCTCACGCCATACTTCTCTAAGCGTCATTCTCTCCCCTTAGTTCTTTCGCGGCCCATCGCAATACCTCGGCAGCGATAGTGTCGCCTTGATTGTGTTTCGCGTTGCTCATCTCGTCGATCATCTCGACGGCTGCGTTGTAGCCCAGCCCGTAAGCCTGGAAGCCGAGCTTGTCCATCACCGGCGCGATGTCCTTGCGGAAGTTGTCGAAGGCTTCCTCGACGGTCATGATGCGTACTCCGCTGCAACTAGAACGGCCTGTCTGCGTGCTGAGCGACCGGTACGGCGCTCGCCAGAATCGACTACGAGTCCCTTGCGCTTGAGTGCGGATGGCCTGGCAGTGATTGAGGAATAGCTGTAAGCCTCGAACTTGCGTAGTAGTTCGTCTTGCGTCATTCCCTTGCGTTTGCTCTGCCGGATTGCGTTGAGCACCATGC